TAACTAATTATGATCCGGCAGATAAAAAACTTACAGCTAAAGATCCTTACAAACCATTCTTATTTATAAATTTAGGTACCTTTAAAAAATATAATATTACAGAAAAAGCTACAGGCATTATGCATGAAACAATGCACATGAGTATTATATTAAATAACTGGGACATAAAAGATAAAGAAGAAGAAGTAATAACATTTGCTGAAGAAGAAGCAAATAAGATAATTGAAAAACTAAAAGATGTTAAGGTAGAACAACCAAAAAAAACATTCTTTTCTAGAAAATAATTTTAATATATTTGTTTTAATATAAAATATTTTTATATTTGTAAAAACTAAACAAATATATTATGTCAGATAAGCCTAAATGTGGATGTGGAAAATCTCAAGATCCTGATGGATTTTGTGATGGATCTCACAAAAATAATGTAGATCAAGTAACATTTAAAGAAACAAAAATTTATTCTTTTGGAGATATCTTAGTAGGATTAAATACTGAAGAATTACCAGAAGGTGCTGAATTAGAAGTAAAACAAAAATTTTCTGAGATTACAGAAATTTTAAAAAGTACTTATACAATGTCAACACAATCTCCAGTTAAAAGTTTATTGTTTGATCATGCAGTTGGAGAAATACTAAATGCTCAAATGTCTGTTGTTAAATTATTAAAACTATAAATATGAATCCATTTAAAACATTAAGAGGAAGAAGAATACTTATTGAAGTTCCTGTAAAAAAAGAATCAGTAATTACATTATCTGAAAAAGATAAAGATGCTTTAATGTATGAAGCAATGAAACAATGGAATAGATTAACTGTATATGCTATAGGTGATAAAGTAGAAGAGATTGCTGTTGGAGATTCAGTATATATTCCTGTTCCACAATTAGAACAAGCAGAAAAAGTTGACATTGATGGTAGTGTAAAACTAATGTTTAATGAAATGGATATAGCAATAATATGGTAAATATAACAGATGATCTTCCATATTTTTGTGGAAAAACAAGTACTGATAAAATTAATTCTAAAGAATTATCTAAAGAAGATATAGATAAAAGAATTAAAAATACTTTAGACTCTGAACATAATAAAAATTATGACTTTAGAAAAGATATTCCACCATTTGAATCACGTCCTAAATACTATGGTGGAAAAGATTCAACATATGAAGTTTTTAATGTGCTAGAAGCTTGGAAGTTAGATAAAGATTTTTACTTAGGAAATGTAATAAAATATTTAGCTAGAGCTGGTAAAAAAACTTTTAACAATAAAGAAGATTTAGAAAAAGCATTAGTATATTTACAACGTAGAATTGATACTTTATGAATTATTTAATAATGTTATTTATTTTAAGCATAGCATGTTTGTTATGGATTATAGGAAATTCTTTTAGAGGACCTTTATACAATAGTGTTAAAGACTCATATGAATTAGATCCTGAAGGTGATATTATTAGTTCATATTTTATTATTGCAGCACTTCTATTAATTTTTATAGCAGGAACACTGATATAATGTCAGTTATTAATCTCTATTAATCATAGAGATTTTTTTTGTCATAAAATTTTTGTATATTATAGTATGGCTGAATTTACTAAAACCGGAAAACTATCTGTTACAGGTACTGTTTTAGCAGTAGGGGGACCTTCTTCAGTAGGTTTAAATAGATTATTTACCGTTAGATTTAATAATGCTGTATCATATAATATACAAATATATATTTATGAAGCTAGTTCAGCAACAACAATTTTAATGTATGCTTTAAATTTATCAGCTGGTGATACAGTAACAGATGATTTCTCATATGCATTAAGTAATGGTGATCAAATAATTGCCTATTCAAGTGTAGTAGGCACTAGTTATTATATATATGGAGCAACATACTGATGCAAGTAATAGATAAAGTTGGAAAATTATTAACCAGTGGTAGTGGTGGTGGTGGAGGAGCTCCTTCAGGGCCAGCTGGTGGAGATTTATCTGGTGTTTATCCTAATCCTTCTGTATTATGGAATAATGGACTACCAACATATGATTTATTATATTATCCTTTAACTGGTAATCCATCAGGATTTGTAACAGCATCTGCATTAACTCCATATTTAACAATTACATTAGCAGCATCAACCTATTATCCAATACCTACTGGTACAGTATCACAATATATAAGAGGAGATGGTACATTAGCTACATTTCCAACAATACCAAGTTTTACACCATCTGCTTTAACTAAGGTTGATGACACTAATGTTACTCTTACATTAGGAGGTACACCTGCTACAGCATTGCTTCAATCAACTAGTTTAACATTAGGATGGACAGGAACTCTAGCAGACTCAAGAATAACTTCTGCAACTACCTGGAATAATAAAGTAACATCTTTATCTTCGGGTACAGGAATTTCTATAGGAGGTACAACTACTGTACCAATTGTGACTAATACTGCTCCAGATCAAACTGTAGTACTTACTCCATCAACAGGAATATCTGTAACAGGTACTTATCCAAGTTTTACTATAATTAATACTGCTCCATCTACTACTTCAGGTACTGTAACTAGTGTAGCTACAGGTACAGGTTTAACAGGTGGTACAATTACTTCTGCAGGAACAATAGCATTAAATACTAAATTATCTCCTTTAGATAGTTTAACAGGTAATGCTTTAAAACTAGTAAGAGTTAATACAGGAGAAACAGCTTTAGAATATTTTACAGCTCCTTATGGAACAGGTACAGTAACTTCTATAGCAACAGCCGGTCTAATTTCAGGTGGAACTATTTCTACAACAGGAACTATTACAACTTTGATGACTACAAATAGGTTAGTTGGTCGGGGTACTGCATTATCAGGTGTAATGGAAGAAATTACACTTGGTACAAATCTTTCACTAACAGGTACTACTTTAAATGCAATAAATAGTGGTGGTACTGTAACTAGTGTGGCAGCATTAACTTTAGGTACAACTGGTACTGATTTATCTTCTACTGTAGCTACAGGAACAACTACTCCAGTAATTACATTAAATGTACCCACAGCTTCTGCATCTAATAGAGGAGTTTTATCTACTACAGATTGGTCTGCTTTTACTGCTAAACAAGCTGCATTAAATGGTACTGGTTTTGTTAAAATTATAGGTACTGTTATTTCTTATGATAACTCTACTTATTTAACAACCATATCAGGTATTACCGCAGGAGGTGAATTAAGTGGAACTTATACAAATCCATCTTTAGTCAATTCAGCAGTAATAGGAAAAGTTTTAACAGGAGTTAATATTACAGGAGGCACTATTTCAGCTACTGATTCTATCTTAATTGCCTTTGGTAAAGTTCAAAATCAAATTAATGGTTTAATTGGTGGTTCAACTTATCAAGGTACTTGGAATGCTTTAACTAATACACCTCCATTAACAAGTAGTGTTGGAACTTCAGGATATTATTATATTGTAAATGTTGCAGGTTCTACTAACTTAAATGGAATTACTGATTGGAACATTGGAGATTGGGCAATATTTAATGGTGGTGTATGGCAAAAAGTAGACAATACTGATGCAGTAGTTTCTGTAAATGGTTTTACAGGTGCTGTAAGTTTAACAACTACAAACATTGCTGAAGGTACTAATTTATATTTTACTAATGTTAGAGCAATTTCTGCTATTTTAACTGGTTATGTAAGTGGTGCAGGAACAATATCAGCAACTGATACTATTTTAAGCGCAATACAAAAACTTAATGGAAATATAGGATCAATTGTTTCAGGTGTTTCTAGTGTATTTGGAAGGACTGGTGCAGTAGTTTCAGTTAACGGAGACTACACAACTTCACAAGTAACAGAAGGTACTAACTTATATTATACAGATTCAAGAGCAAGATTATCTAATTCATTTGTTGCAGGTTCAGGAGCATATAATTCTACAACAGGAGTTATCACAATTCCAACTAACAACAATCAAATTACAAATGGTTCTAACTTTATAATCTTAACTTCTTTAAGTGGAGGTACGGGAATAAACTACAACAATACAACAGGAGTAATTACTAATTCTGCTCCAGACCAAACTGTTTCTTTATCAAATGGTGCAGGAATATCAGTTACAGGAACATATCCTTCTTTTACAATAGCATCTACAATCACTCAATATACAGATGCTTTAGCTAGATTAGCTATTAGTTTAACTACTACAGGAACATCAGGTGCAGCTACATATAATTCTACAACAGGTGTTTTAAATATTCCACAATATTCAGGTGGTAGTGGAATGGTTTATCCTGCAGCAGGTATTGCACTTTCAACAGGTTCAGCTTGGGGAACTTCAATAACTAATAATAGTGCAGATTGGAATACTGCGTATACAAACAGAATAACAAGTTTAACAACAACAGGATCAGGTGCTGCCACTTTAGTAAGTAATGTATTAAATATACCTACACCTCCAACAGCTGCATTTACATCATTAACTGTAACAGGATCTTCAGGATCTTCAACATTGTTATCAGGAGTATTAAATGTACCTACATATACTTTAACAGGATTAGGTGGACAACCTTTAGCTACTAATCTTACTTCATTAGCAGGATTATCTTATGCCTCAACTTCATTTGTAAAAATGACAGGAACAGGTGTATTTGCTCTTGATACTAATACATATATAACTGGTAATCAAACTATTACTTTATCTGGTAATGTTACCGGAACTGGAACAACTTCAATAACTACTACAATAGGTGCAAATGTAGTTACTAATGCTATGTTAGCACAGGTTGCAACAAGTACAATTCAAGGAAGAGTAACAGCAGGCACGGGTAATATTGAAACATTAACTGGTACACAAGCTACAACATTAATAGATACCTTTACATCTACATTAAAAGGTCTTGCACCTGCAAGTGGTGGTGGTACTGCAAACTTTTTACGTGCAGATGGTACATGGGCAGCTCCAGGTGGAGGAGGTGGTGGAGTTACACAAATTGTTGCAGGAACAAATGTTACTATCTCACCTGCTGGTGGTACAGGAGTAGTAACTATAAATTCAACAGGTGGAGGTGGAGGAGGAACTATACTAAAACTAACAGCTCAAACATTAACTTCAACAAGTTGGTCACTTGTAAGTGGATACTATACATATACATTTTCTAATGTAAATATAACAGTAAATACAAGAGTAGACTTTACTCCTGATAAGACTAGTTATCTTGAAGTAACAACTTGTGGAATGCAATCTGAAGTAACAGTGGCTGCAGGATCATGTACATTTTATTCATTATTTCCACCTCAAACAAATATAACAGGAGAAATAACTATATTTCCAACAATATAATTATGGCATTTAACTTACCAGTACAAAATTATTTTAGTAGAACAACAGGTCCAGCAGTATATTCTAGACCTGCATGTTGGCCTGTAATTACAGATGTAGCAACAGAAGTACAATTCTTATTCTGTGATCTTGGAGATGCTGCCTGTCAAATTAGAACAACATTTACAAGAACATCAGGTTCTCAAAATATAGTTATAGATTGGGGAGATGCCACTATTAGTACAGTTACAAATAATTTCTCAACAGATACTACTCATACATATACTCCAGGATCAGGAACACCTTGTCCATCTTTAGGTTATACAACATTTAAAATTAGAGTTTATTTTACAGGAACTGGAGTATCAGTTTTACATAACTGTAATATAATGTCTATATTAATTGGTGGTAGTAATAATAGTCTTCAAGTTTGTCATGTATTAGAAGCATATTATGGTGATAGCACTCAAAATGCAACTGCTATTAATTTTTATTCACCCCTAGGTACTCCTGGTATATCTATATATACCGATTTACAATTTATAAAATGTCCAGCAACAGTATCTTGGACAAATTATCTTACTGCTTTTCAACAATGTTATTCATTAGTTAAAGTTATTATGCCAACTTCTAATCCTAATAACGCTAGCTTTAATCAAGCATTTTTTTATTGTCATGCTTTATTAGAAGTTACTTTTCCTTCTAATGTTAATATTACATCATTTGATAATGCATTTCAAAATTGCTATAATTTAAGGTCTGTTACACTTCCAGCTACAATGAATTCACTTACTAGCATGAATTTAAGTTTTTTTTTCTGTTATAATTTAAGATCTGTTACTATACCTTCTATAAATAGTCTTAATTCACTTAGTAGTACATTTCAAAATTGTTATCAATTAGAATGGGTAAAATTTACAAGTATGCCAATAGTAGGTTCTGTTAGTATGACTAATACTTTTAATACTTGTTATAATTTACAAACTGTATATTTTCCTGCTACTGGAACTGCAACGTCTAGTTATAACTTTACTGCTACATTTTATAATAGTAAGCAATTAAAAAACATTGTATTTCCATCAAATATAAATGTTAGTACTTTTTCACAAACATTTTATGATTGTTCTTCATTAATATCATGTATATTTCCAACAAGCATTTCCGCTTGTACAAACTTTAGTAATACATTTTATAACTGCATTTCTTTACTTAAAATTACATTACCTACTGGAGCACCAACAGCTGCAAATAATTTTGATAATACATTTTATAGTTGCTATAAATTACAAGAAATTATAATTCCTCCAGGATATATATTTTCATCTATGAATAGTACGTTTGTTAATTGTGTTAGTTTAAAAACATTTACATGGACCCCAGGAGTACAAAATTCATTAACAAGTTTACTTGGTGCATTTTTTAATTGTGCCCTATTAACTAGTATTACAATGCCTACTTCTATGACAGCATTAACATCAACAGGATTAAATAGCACATTTAGTGCATGTGTTTCACTATTAAGTATAACTTTACCTTCAACTTTAAATACTGTTACTACACTGGGAAGTACTTTTAATTCTTGTAGGTCACTTACATCTGTTACTTTACCTACTTCAATGTCAGCATGTACTAGTTTTAGTAGTACATTTACTAATTGTTATTTAATTACCAGCATTATTTTACCAAATACTGTAGGAGCAGTTACAACATTTAATAGTGCTTTTGGCCAATGTAATAGTCTTAAAACTTGTATTTTACCTGGAGCTGCTCAGTTATCTTTAGTAAATGACATATATGGAATGTTTGCTGGGTGTTCTGATTTAGTAACACTTACAAACTTTGATAAAATAGGATCTTTAACTGCTACACCTTTAATAGCTGGTTCTAATATAACAAACAATAGATTTAAAGGTGGATCTGCAATTTCATTCTCAGGACCATTAAGTATACTTCAATTAAATGGAACAAACACTAAAACAGATGTACAATCAGTAAGACTTTTAAATGCATCAGCAGGACAATGGACAGGATCATCCCCTCAAATAAATGTATCTTATACTAATATGAGTACAGCACAAATAGTACAATTATTTACTGATATGGCAGCTCAAGGAACTCAGCCAACTACAAAAACAATTAATATAACATCAGCAACAGGAGCAGCAGCTTTAACTGCAGCAGATAGATTAATAGTAACATCAAGAAATTGGACAATAATAGGATAATTATGGAAGATACATCAGGATTTTATAAATTAGAAGATAACAATTGGCTTTATGCACCTAATTTTGTATATGGCCCAAATTATGAATTAGTTAAAGAAAACAAAGATTCTTACACATATCCTGTAGACGGATGGGAATGGTATGATGAATCACCTATAAAAGAAGAACCAAATAGTTTGTAATATAAAATATTTTGTGTATATTATATATATATATATTATTAATACTTAAAAAACAAACAAAATGGATATCTTAAATTTTATTAACTGGGTTAAATCTGGTAATTACAGAAAAACACTACCAACAGACGTACAAAGTTTATTAATTATTGGAGCTAAAGATCCAAGTAGAGATGATGATTATTTATCATTAGCTGTTAATACAGCACCTTTACAAGCAGTATATGATTCAGCTAATGTAACTCAGATAACTTCAATGACTACTCCTGTTACAGTTAATGCACATAATGGAACAATAACAACTGTTTCTTATACTTTATCTGGTACTAGTAATGCATCTTTTACTGTAAATAATAATAAAGTAACTACAGCATCTAAAATATTATTAACTGTAGATTCAACAACTGCAGGAATACCAATATTAGTTACTAATACTATAGCAAATGGAAGTTTTGTAATTAAAGTAATTAATGCTTCTGTTGGTATTGCATTAAATAGTACATTAAAGATTTCTTATCTTATACTTGATTAAAGTATAAATAGTTATTTATAACCTTAAACTTTAACAATTATGTCAGTAGGAAATTTAAAAACAGATGGTCAAAAAGGAAATAACTTTCCTTGGCAATTAAAAATGCTAAAAGGTTTACAAGGCATTATTAATGCTATTATTTCATCAACTAATATAAACATTATAGGTCCATTAGGACAAAGAGCTTGTGCTGATTCAGTTTCTTCAACTTTGTGTACTAGTCAAGCTAATGTAGTAATTACACCAAGTATAAATACAGTTAATGGAATTAAAAATATAGCTTTCTTTACTGGAGCAACTTCAAAACTATTAACATTATCAATTTATAATCAAGACACTACTGTTTCTATTTTAGTAAGTACAAATAATGGTGTTAATTATGTTTCTGTTCCTAGTAAAGCAACAATTAATTTTGATGCTGGAGGATTACTAAACTACTTTGATCCAGTTAGAATATATATTAATTCAAATTCAGCTACAATAGATCCACTTATTATTTATACATATACACTATAATGTCTACAAGTATTACTATATCAAAACAAATTGCTATTAAAGATGAAGGAGTAGTAAAAACTTCTGATGTAAATAGTATTGATTTCACAGGTGCAGGTGTAACTGCAACAAATGTTGGAAATGCAGTTACTGTAAATATACCAAGTGGTGGTGGTGGTGAAGTTACTGGTTTACAATCAGCGGTTTATAGTACTTTGTTTAATTTCAAAACATCAAACGCACTGTGTGCTATTAGTACTCAAAGTCATGCTGTAAATGCAGGTATGCAATACGTTCCTTATATACCAAACACAACTTTTACTTGTGTAGAGTTCTCTATTAATGTAGCAACTGCACAAGCAACAGGTTCAGCAAGGATTTGTGTTTATTCTTCAAGTAATAATGTACCTACTAATTTGTTATACAGTAGTGCTGATTTAGATTGTTCAACCACAGGTGCAAAAAGTGTAATATCTTCTTTTATTTTTACAAAAGGAACAACTTATTGGTTGGGTCTTCAAGCAAATCTTGGTAGTATTAATGTTACAGGATTAGCTGGTGATGCTTGTATTCCATTATGTCATTTTGCTTCTGGAACTGCAATTACTTGTTGGGTTCAAGTTGGTCTTAATTACGCAAGTGGTGCACCAAGTGTAGCAGGTGTAAATTCTTATACACCTAATACTTCACCACAAATAATAATGAAAAAATAATAAAATTATGGCACAAATAAGAAATGAAATTTATGATGAGAACGGACTTGTAAGAGTTGAATTTACTGAAGTAGAAGGCCCTACTCAAGAAGAACTAATTGCTCAAAAAGAAACACAGTTACTTGCTTTGTATGCTGAGTTAAAAACTCTTAAAGGAGAATAAATGAAATACTTAATTATATTACTTGTATTATTATCATCTTGTTCTCTTGAAAAAAGATTAGCAAAGTATTGTCCACTATGTGTACAAAAAGATAGTACAGTAACAGTAATTCAAATCAAAGATACTACAATTGTAATTCCTGGAGAAACAATAACCTTAATAGATACTCTTTATTGTGACTCTCTTGGTAATGTTATATCTAAATTAAAAGAAGACTTAAGAGACAAAGATGGTACTTTAGTTAGTGTACAAACTAAAATTAAAGATAATGTATATTACACAAAAGCTAAAGTTCATACAATCTATAAAACAATTAAAGGTAATGATGTTTATCATACCAGAGTTGTTACCAAAACTTTAAAACCAGAAAAAATTAAATACATTCCATGGTGGGTAAATTTCTTTGCTGTACTAGGAGTAATATTATTTCTTATACTACTTATATACTTTGGTTACAAGCTAATTAAACTTTATTTATTATGAAAGCACAGTTAACACTATTACTAATATCAATACAACAAGAACTTTTGACTTTAATATCTATTTGCTTTGCATTCTTTTTACCAATATCTGGTATACTCTTGATGATTGGAGTATTAATAGCTATTGATACTTTTACAGGAATATGGAAAGCTAATAAGTTAGAAGAAAAAATAACTAGTAGAAAGTTATCAGCTATAGTTAGTAAGCTAGCACTTTATGAAATAACTGTAATTATGTTCTTTCTTATAGATAAATTTATTCTTAATGATATCATACTAACTTTTTTTAGTGTACCATTCATGCTAACTAAAGTAGTGGCATTGGTGCTAGCTAGTATAGAAGTAATGTCAATCAATGAAAACTACAAAGTAGTTAAAGGAATAGACCTGTGGCAATCAATGAAGTTATTATTTGCTAGAGCAAAGGATATTAAAGATAATATAAATAAAATAAAATAAAAATGGACTTAAAAAAACAAAGATTAGAAGAGTTAACTAATATTGCACCAACAGTATCAGTCAAAATGGACATGGAGTGGTTAGGTTCAACATCTAATACTGCTGATTTTCAGATACGTTTAACAAGCACTGGTAAAACAGCAGTTAAATTAAATGCTTTAATTATACGTGGAGTTCATGCTCCAAAGATAACAACAGGAGCAATATCCTGGAAAGCATTAAATAACAATACTGATCCTTCATGGTTAGGTTGGCCTAAAGTGGCAACTAACTTACCGTATATCTCAGGGCAGAGAAAATTAAATTTCTCTTCAGCAACAAATATCTTTACCAATGAAACTGCTCCTATTATACCAACTGGAGATGGAGTTGTAGTTGGAACTTTTAGAGTTTCAACAACAACATCATGGAATCCAAATACTGACTTTGGTTTTACTTGGGAAATGACAACAGGTGGAGTTGTTGGCTATGTAAATTTTGAAACACAATCTTCAACTACGGCATTACCAGTTGGTTTTATACATTACGGACCAATCACATCTAATGCAATAGGAAAATGTTTAACAGTAACAGCATCAAGTACTCAACCATTAAATAAATAAAGTTAAATGTTATATACTAGAGAACAAATAGAAAAAGCAGTAAAAGAAAAAGGATACACTTATTTTAAAGGTCCTAAAAACTATGATGTTAATATAGTAGGAGTAAGAAACTCTAATACTGGTAAAACAGTAACTAATCTATTTGATGATAAGATAACTTTATCTTATAAATTAGATGGAGTATGGAAATATCATGAGTGGGATAACACAACTGAACCAGGTAAAAAAGGAGTTACACAATATCACAATGCTAATGGTGTAGCTAGATTAGTACCAGGACAGTATAGAGGTGTATATGCTATATCTAAGCACCAAGGAAAGTATGAAGCACTGTGTCAAAGACTAGGAGATGTAACTGTATGGAGAGATAAAAATAAAAACATGACCTTTGATGAGGTTGAAACAGATACAGGAATGTTTGGTATAAATATTCACAAAGCAGGTTCAGTATCAAACTTTGTAGAAAACTGGTCAGAAGGATGCCAAGTATTTAAAAGAGTAAAAGATTTTGATGAGTTTATGAAAATAATAAATAAAGCAAAAGACTTTCATGGCAATCATTTTACATATACTTTACTAGAGAGTAAAGATATTAATTAATTAAACAAACAATTATGAAATTTAGAAACAATTGGAAATCAGCAAGAAAACAATGGGATAAGATATCTATAAGACTTAGATTATCTTCAGTAGATGTATTTACTTTAGAGATAGATATCTATAGAGAATTTTACATGCTAACAATATTAAATTGGACTATTAAAAATAGATAATTAACTTATAGACATTACAAAGATCCAGGTAATTTAATTTATTTGGATTTTTTTTTGTTTAAATATTTTTTATTTAAACTTTTATAGTATATTTGTTTAAACTTTAAAAATATAAACAATGAAAGACTTAAATGAAAATGTATTAGGAGCAGATGAAATGACATCTGATGAACTAAATTTAAAAAAAGAAGAAATGTTGTCATTTTATAATGGTTCATTATCTTATTTGCAAGCACAACATGACTATGAAAACATCTTATTAAAAATTGATGAAGTTAGATTTAAAAGAGCTAATATACAAATGCAGTTTGCAATGATGATGCAAGAAAATAAAGAAGAAGAAGATATTGAAAAAAATGATGAAGGTACTGATACAAATATTGAAAAAAAAAGAATTCTTAAAAAATCATAAAAATGGCAATTGTAAACCAAGTTCAAAAAAAAACAAGGCTTACTAAATGGGATATAATAAAGTATCAAATAATGACTTATTGTTATATTAAAAAAATTGCAGTAACTGATTCAGATCTTAATTGTATGACATTACTAAGCCTTAATCAACCAATAGAGCTTACACATTTTTGTTATGATGCCTCTTCAGAAGAAGATTGTATTTTTAAATCATCACAAACTGTAAGAAATTGTATCAATAAGGCAGAAAAAAATAAATTAGTTATTAAAGATCTTAGTAATAAAAAATTAATATTAATAAATCCTGACTTACAATTACAAACAGAAGGTATTGTTTTATTAGATTATAAATTTTTAAGTGATGATACCTCAAAAACCTAATAAATTATATATTGAATTATCTGAAACATTAAATCATAGTAGTTTTTTAATTGAAGAAGTTGTTGAATTTTATTATAAAACAGTTAAAAATTTATTAGCTGATTTAAAACATCCTAGAGTTAATATAGAAGGCCTTGGGCATTTTGTTGCAAAAACAGGATTAGTAAAAAAATCAATATTTAAATTTCAAAATATTTTAGAAAAACATGATACATCCACTTATGCTGCATATTATAATAAAAAAATGATTGAAAATAAACTTGATTTATTAATTCAATTAGAACATATGATTATAATTGAAGAAACAAGAAAAAAAATATTTAAAAAAAATAAGTATGAGTAATATATTAAAAACACTTTGGAAAAATAAAAAAGAAATTTTAGAAGGTATAAAAAATTCAGTTATTAGAGATGAATTTGTAGAAAAAATTGCTTTATTAAGAAATGATATATGTAATAATTGTGAATTAAAAGGAGATGATTGTGCTGTAAAAGGAACTGGTCCATGCTGTAATGAATGTGGATGTTCATTAACATTTAAAACTAGATCATTATCATCATCTTGTCCTCATCCTGATGGCGCAAAATGGAAAAAAATTTTTACTGAAAAAGAAGAAGATAAAATTTATAAATTATGACAATAGCATTTAAATCAGATGATCATACATATGTAAGTATTAATGATGAAAAAATTAATTGGATAAGTGTTACAACTCTTATTTCTTATTTTAAAAAACCTTTTGATGCTAAAAAAGTTGCTGAAAAAGTTTCTAAAAATAAAAAATCTAAATGGTTTGGTATAAACCCTTTAGAAATACAAAACATATGGAATTGTGAATCAGCAAGAGCAACTGCATTAGGTACATATTATCATGATCAAAGAGAAAATGATATATGTTCATTTGCTTCTATGGAAAAAAATGGTATTACAATACCAGTTATACAACCTTTACCTTTAAAAGACGGATTAAAAATAGCACCTATTCAAAAACTTGAACCTGGAATATATCCAGAGCATATGGTGTATTTAAAATCTGCTGGTATATGTGGTCAGTCAGATTTAGTAGAAGTAGTAAATAATACAGTAAATATAATTGATTATAAAACAAATAAAGAAATTAAAAAAGAATCATATGTTAACTGGGATGGAATTTCAGAAAAATTATCTAACCCAGTTAATAATTTAGATGATTGTAATTTTAATCATTATGCATTACAATTAAGTGTTTATATGTATATTATATTAAAGCATAATCCAAAACTAAAAGTTGGAAAAATGTTAATTCATCATGTAATATTTGATGAAGATGAAAAAGATTTAAATGGTTATCCAGTTACTAAGTATAATGAAAATGGAGATCCTATTGTAAAAGAAGTAATTGTAATACCAGTTCCTTATTTACAAGATGAAGTTATAAGCATTATGCATTATTTAAAAGATAACCCTATTAAAAAAATAAAATGACAATTAAACTATTTGATATTGAAAATGGTGTAGTAGTTCCTACAGAACACTGTTATACTTTAAAAGCATTAAAAGATGTTATGGATGAGTATCCAGAAGAGCATTTAAAAATTTATTTATACTTGTTTTATATGAGTTGTCCAAATCCTGATTTAAATCCTTTTTTTTATACTCCTGAAATGGATAAAGAAGATTTAATATTAAAACAAATAGATTCTAATTTTTCAGTAGAAGATGATAGTATTCATAAAGCATTGCAATTTTGTCAAAGAATGTATGAAACACCAACTTCAAGAGCTTATAAAGGTATTGCTTCTATGTTAGATAGATTAGCAAGATATATGGAAACACAAAGTATTACAGATGGTAGAGACGGTAATATAAACTCTATTGTAAGTGCTGCAAAAAACTTTGATCAAATAAGATCTTCTTTTAAAGGAGTATATAAAGATCTTCAAGAAGAACAATCTAGTAAAGTTAGAGGTGGTATTGGTATGGCTTATGATCAATAAGCATGGATAAAATTTATAATAATATACCAACTTGGGATAATGGTCAATGGACTGTTACTAATTTTGAATCAAGAAAGTTATTTTCTGATTTTATTTTTGGTTTATTTAAAGAACCAGGTGAATATAATTTTAATGAAACAAGTTTATTATTTAATAAACAAGGAGAATTATTTAGAGAAAATAAAGTTTATTGTATAGCACCATTTAAATCTAAAGACTTTGTTAATTATTGGGATGATCAAAAATTAAAATGTAGAAAAGGTATAATCTTTAAATCTAAAGATGATACATGGTTTATTACAAGAGACTACTATATGTGGTTAAACTTTTTACCAATTTTTGATAAAGAACAACAAAAGTTTGACTTTGCAAAAATTAGAGATGCTCAGTATCATATGGCTTTATATGAATTACTTGCAGAACTTAATTATAAACATGTTGCTATTTTAAAAAAACGTCAAATAGCATCTTCTTATTTTCATATATCTAAGTTACTAAATCAATTGTGGTTTGAAGAAGGAGTTACTTTAAAAATGGGTGCTAGTCTTAAAGATTATATTAATGAAAAAGGATCTTGGAAATTTCTTGCAGAATATGCAGCATTTCTTAATCAACATACAGCATGGTATAGACCTATGAATCCTGATAAAATTTTAATGTGGCAACAAAAAATTGAAATAAGAAAAGGAGACAGAAAAACTGAATCAGGGTTAAAAGGAACTATGCAAGGAATGTCATTTGAAAAAGATCCTACAAATGGTGTAGGTGGACCAGTAAAATATTTCTTTCATGAAGAAGCAGGTATTGCTCCTAAGATGGATCAAACTTATGAGTACATGAGACCTGCAATGAGATCAGGTTTAACAACTACAGGAATGTTTATTGCTGCAGGATCAGTAGGTGATTTATCACAATGTAATCCTTTAAGAGATATGATATTAAATCCTGATTCAAAAGATATATATGCTGTAAAAACAAATTTATTAGATAATAAAGGTACTTTAGGTGTGTCAGGTTTATTTATTCCAGAACAATGGTCTATGCCTCCTCATATTGATTCTTATGGTAACTCTCTTGTAGATGAAGCTTTAGAAGCTTTAGATGATCAATTTGATAAATGGAGAAAAGAATTAAATCCAGAAGACTACCAATTAAGAATATCTCAGCATCCTAGAAATATTAAAGAAGCATTTGATCATAGATCTATATCTGTTTTTCCTACACATTTAATTACAGCACAAGCAAGAAGAATTGAAGAAAAAGAATATGGATATGAATTTTTAGATATTAGTACAGATGCTAATGGTAAACCTACAGTAAAAACTTCAAATAGACAGCCTATTAAAGAATTTCCAATTACAAAAAAGACAGAAGATAAAACAGGAGTATTAGTTGTATGGGAAAGACCAATTAAAGATCCTACATTTGGACAATATTATGCATCAATTGACCCTGTATCTGAAGGAAAAACTACAACATCAGAATCATTATGTTCTATATATGTAATGAAAGCTCCAGTAGAAGTTACAAAAGTTACAGGTATTGAAACTGAAACATATATAGAACCTGATAAAATTGTTGCTGCTTGGTGTGGAAGATTTGATGATATTAATAAAACTCACCAAAAACTTGAACTTATAATAGAGTGGTATAATGCATGGACGGTTATAGAAAATAATATTTCTTTGTTTATTCAATATATGATATCTAGAAAAAAACAAAGATATTTAGTACCTAAAAGTCAAATTATGTTTTTAAAAGATTTAGGATCTAATACAAATGTATTTCAAGAGTATGGTTGGAAAAATACAGGTACACTTTTTAAACAACATCTTCTTAATTATGCTATAGAATATACTAAAGAAGAATTAGATGTAGAAACTAAAACAGATGGAACAATAGTTAAAACTAAATATGGTATAGAAAGAATACCAGATCCCATGTTACTTAAAGAAATGCAAGAATATGCAGCTGGTGTTAACGTGGATAGATTGGTTTCATTTGCTGCTTTGGTTGGTTTTATGAGAATACAACAATCTAATAGAGGTTATTCAAAAAGAGTTATTATGGATGATGCAGCTAAAAACTTGCAAAAGTCAGAAAATTTGTTTAAATTAAATAGAAGTCCTTTTCGTCATATGGGCGGAAATAAGATATCAAATAAGACAGACTCTAAAAGATCTGCCTTTAAAAACTTAAAGTAAAATACTATGCAGATAATTAATGCAATGCAAGCCAAAGCAGGAGTTAAAACTTCTCAAAATAGAATGGGAACTATTACTCAGCCATTACAGTTTATATCAAAAAAAGATAAAACTCAAGAATGGGCAGCATGGAATATTGATTGGATAGAATGGCAAGGCCTTAAACAATTAAAAAGAAATGCAAGAAGGTTAATGAAAAATTACAAACTTGCAAAAGGAGTAATTGATAGAACTGATTACATAGTAGAAAATGATAATGATTATAGAGATATAATTGAATCATTAACACAAGAAGATACTTCTGCATTAGAATTAAAATTTTATCCAATAATCCCAAATGTTATAAATGTACTTGTAGCTGAATTTGCAAAAAGATCTACTAAACTTATATATAGAGCTGTTGATGACATATCATATAATGAAATGTTAGAACAAAAAAGAAAAATGGTTGAAGATGTTTTACTATCTGATGCACAAATGAAAATTACACAAGCTCTTATTGAACAAGGAATGGATCCAGAATCTCCTGAGTTTCAACAAGAAGTATCACCAGAAAAATTAAAAACATTACCAGAAATAGAACAATTTTTTCAAAAAGATTATAGGTCTATGGTAGAAGAATGGGCTTCACATCAACATAAAGTAGATGTTGAAAGATTTGGTATGGATGAACTTGAAGAAAGAGCATTTAGAGATATGCTTATTACTGATAGAGAATTTTGGCATTTTAGAATGATGGAAGATGATTATGATGTAGAACTTTGGAATCCCGTTTTAACATTTTATCATAAGTCTCCAGATGTAAGATATATATCTCAAGGAAATTGGGTTGGTAAAACAGATATGTTAACTGCAGCAGATGTTATTGATAAATATGGTTATTTAATGAATGAAGACCAACTTTTATCTTTAGAAGCAGTTTATCCAATAAAATCAGCAGGATATACAATTGGTGGTTATCAAAATGATGGTACTTTTTATGATGGTACAAAAAGTCATGACTGGAATACTAATATGCCTTCATTAGCAATGAGACAATATACTTCTGCAATGAATGGTTCAGTAATTGATACTCAAGATGTTGTTTCACAAATATTATCAGAAGGTGAAGATTATTTTGATCAAGGTGACAATTCTTTATTAAGAGTAACTACAACTTATTGGAAATCACAAAAGAAAGTAGGTCATCTTACTAAAATTTCTGAATTAGGAGATGTAAGTACTGAAATAGTAACAGAAGATTATAAAATTACTGATAAACCTATTTATGATAATAGATTATTTAAAAATAAAACTAAGGATACTTTAGTTTATGGTGAACATTTAGATTGGATATGGATTAATGAAGTTTGGGGTGGTGTTAAAATTGGACCAAATATAGCTTCATTTTGGGGAATGAACAATCCTGGTGGATTCTCTCCTATGTATTTAGGAATAGAAAAAAATAATTTAGGTCCTCTTAGATTTCAATTTAAAGGTGATAGTACATTATATGGGTGTAAATTACCAGTTGAAGGTTCTGTTTTTTCTGATAGAAATACAAAGTCTACAGCATTGATTGATTTAATGAAACCATATCAAATTGCTTTTAATATAGTAAACAATCAAATAGCGGATATCTTAGTTGATGAATTAGGTACTATTATAATGCTTGATCAAAATACTCTACCTAAACATTCATTAGGAGAAGACTGGGGTAAAGGTAATTTAGCTAAAGCTTATGTAGCAATGAAGAACTTTCAGATGTTACCATTAGATACTTCTATTACTAATACTGAAAATGCTCTTAACTTTCAACATTTCCAAAAACTTGATCTTTCACAAACTGAAAGATTAATGTCAAGAATAAGTTTAGCAAATCACTTTAAACAACAAGCATTTGATGTAATTGGTTTAAACCCTCAAAGAATGGGACAACAATTATCTCAAATGACTGCTACTGGTGTAGAACAAGCAACAGCTTCTTCATATGCTCAAACAGAAATATATTTTATTCAACATTGTGATTACTTAATGCCAAGAGTTCATACTATGAGAACTGATTTAGCACAGTATTATAATTCTACAAATCCATCAAATAGATTAACATATATGACATCTGCTGAAGAAAAAGTAAATTTTAATATAAATGGTACAGAATTATTAATGAGAGATTTAAATATTTTTTGTAGTACAAGTGCAAATCATAGATCTATTCTTGAACAACTTAAACAAATGGCTATGACAAATAATACTGCAGGTGCTAGTATTTATGATCTTGGTAAAATTGTGCAATCTGATTCAATTGCTGAACTTAATAGTGTTCTTAAATCATCACAAGCAAAACAAGAAGCACAAAAACAACAAGAAATGCAACAACAACAACAAATGCAACAAGAACAATTAGCTTCTCAAGAAAAACAAAAACAAATGGTAATTCAAGCTGAAGCTGAAAATCAAGATAAACAACTTCAAAATAATATTACTGTTGCTGAAATTAGAGCTGCTGGTTATGGAGCTGCTGTTGATGTAAATGAAAATGAACTTTCAGATTATCAAGATGCAATGAAAGATATAAGAGATACTGAACAATATCAAGATCAAACTAATTTACAAAGAGAAAAAGATTCAAACAGAATGACAATTGATAGAGAAAAAAATAATATTGAAAGAGAAAAAATTCAAGCTCAAAAAGAAATAGCTGAAAAACAATTACAAGTAGCTATGGTTAATAAAAATAAATTTGATAAAAATAATAAAAAATAATTATTAGCTATATAGTAAACAAAATTAATAATAATGCTTTAAATTTTAAAAATTTATACTTATATTAAATTATAATTAAAACCAACAAAAGATGAATGAAAATGAAAAATCAACTGAGGAAGCTCAGTTGCTTGATTCTACAAAGGTAGATCAAATTGAAGTAAATATTGATGAACTCTTTGGAATGCCTGGTGCAGAAAATGTAATGCTACCAAGCACTGGTTCTAAAGAAGAAGAAGAAAAACCAAAATCTATATTCTCAAAAGAAAATGTAGATGTTTCGTTCCTTGACAACTCTAAAACAACTATTTCTGAAAAGAAGGAAGCTATAGAAAATAAAGCAGAAGTTGAAGACACTATTGCTGAACTTGATGGCTTAATTGCACAAGAAGAAGATGCTGGTAATAAAGGTAGACCTAAAGTTGATAAATCTGGTTTATCTGAATTAGCACATAAAATGATTGAAGATGGTACATTAGTTCCATTTGATGATGATAAATCTTTTGATGAATATACTACAAAAGATTTTAGAGAACTATTTGAAGCAAATTTTCAAGAAAGAGAAAAAGCAATAAGAGAAAATACACCAAAGGAGTTTTTTAATTCCTTACCAGAAGAGTTACAATATGCAGCAAAATATGTAGCAGATGGTGGTCAAGATCTAAAAGGATTATTTAGAACATTGTCATATGTAGAAGAAATTAGACAATTAGATCCAGAAGATCAAAATGATCAGGCAGAAATTGCAAGACAATATCTACATGCTACAGGTTTTGGAACAGCAGAAGAAATTGAAGAAGAAATTAGTGATTGGGAAGAACTTGATAAATTAGAACAAAAAGCAAATCAATTTAAACCAAAACTTGATAGAATGCAAGATGAAATAATATCAAGACAATTAGCAGAACAAGAAAGAAAAAAACATCAACAAAATGAACAAGCTAAAGCATATACAGATAATGTATTTAATACTTTAGCAACAGGTGAACTAGGAGGTGTAAAATTAGATAAAAAAATACAAGGGTTATTGTATACAGGATTAGTTCAACCAAACTATCCTTCAATACATGGAAAACCTACAAATTTATTTGGTCATTTAATTGAAAAATATCAATTTGTAGAACCTAGACATGATTTGATTGCTGAGGCACTTTGGTTACTTGCAGATCCTGATGGATACAAAAGTAAAGTTAGAGAAATAGGTTCTAAAGCAGCTACAGAAAAAGTAGTAAGACAATTAAAAACAGAAGAATCTAGAAAAATTAGTTCTTCAACAATTGAAGATGAAGAAGTAAAAAGAACAGTAGCTTCTCCAAGAACAACACAAAGGACAATTCCTCGCCAAAACAATATGTTTAAAAGAGGATTTTAATAAAGTAACAAATAAAACAAAATAAAAAATGGCAACTCCAGTAATGAACAACGGCATATTCCTTCGGGATACAGCCTATGCAGCTAGTTCCCATGTGGATTCTTACCACTTGGTGAACATGCTAAAAGATGCAGAACCAATGGACTTAGGTCCAGTAGACCTTTGGGCTATGGCTCAAAGAGTTGAAATGCCTCTATACCAAATGTCAAGCTTTGGTGGAAAAAATGTAATCAATGTAGATAATGCTCGTGGAGAGTACAAATGGCAAACTCCGGTTACCATTGACCTTCCTTACATTATTGAAGACATTGAAGGAACTAATTACTTCAAAGGTATTGATGGTTCAACTTTCAAAATTAAAATTAACAAAAGAGAATTTGGACATGGTGATATCATCACATATGACAAATACAATGGTGTTGAGATGTACATTACAGCAGATGATATCCTTCCTTTAGGAGATGGATTTATCTACACTGTACAATTAGTAAACAATGATAACTATAAATACCTAGATAATAAGTATTTAGCTAATGGTACAAAAGTATTCCGTAAGGGTTCTGCCCGTGGGGAATATGGAGAAAGATTCTCTGACATTACAACAAACACAGGATTCCGTGAATTCTACAACTATGTTGGTGGTGCAGAAGCTCATGTTCATTATTCTATTTCTTCTCGTGCAGACTTGATGATCAAAGGTGGAATGAATGCAGATGGTACAGTTCCTGTAACTGAAATTTGGAGAACATTTGACAAATCAATTGATCCATCTATTGCATCTTTAGATGACATGGTTAAAGTAATGGGTAAAGACAAAGTTAAAAAAGCTTTTGACAATGGTGATTTATCACGTACATTTTTAACTAATATGGAAGCTGCACATCTTTCTAAGATTGCAACAGACATAGAAACTTATTTAATGTGGGGTCATGGTGGACGTGTACGTCAGGATGGACCAGATGATGTTAGATTGTCAGTAGGTCTTTGGAAGCAGTTGGATAACTCATTTAAAAGAGTATACAACAAGAATAACTTTACACTTGATTTATTCCGTGGAGAAATTTATAATTTCTTTAATGGTAAAGTTGAGTTCCAAGGTCCAGATCCAAAACGTTCATTAGTTGTTCAAACTGGTATGGCAGGTATGAGAATGGTTAATGAGGCAATTAAAACTGAAGCAATCTCTTCAGGTCTTTTAATCCAAGCTGCAGACATAGGAGCTATCACAGGAAAAGGAATGGACTT